CTTATCTTGCGGGCGCGCCAGTGTGGTATGTAGCACAGTGTTTGCAGACTTCGGGCTGCGCGCAGGAATTGCCGCCCGATTCTGCGGTATCTACCGCGGCGAATCCTTGTACCCTTATATCCTACCACAAAACCCATTATATCGACGGCCCCGGCCTTTAGGTCTATCCGTCCCCAGTCCGGCTTTATTGTGATCCCCAGGTTTTCCGCCGCCCAGATCGTGGCCTGTTTCATGGCCTTGTCCATGTCGGCGGCGCGCGTTCCGATTATCACAAAATCGTCCATGTAAAAGAGGCAATGCCGGACGACGCGCTGGCGCTGTACTGTTCCGTTACGCTTGCGGCGGACTTTCTCCAGGCCCTCCAGGTAGCGGCACAGGTGGGACAGCGCGTAGTTGCAGAGCCATTGCGACAGGTAGGAGCCTATCGCCAGCCCGGTTGTGACTTCCTTGTGTGTCTTCAGCAGCGCACCCACAAACCACAGCAGGGTTTTATTTTTGTGGACGTCGCGCTGTAACAACTCCATGACCTTCTCCGGGGTTAAGCTGGCGTAGCATTTCTTTATGTCGCCTTTGCGGACGTGGCGTGCCTGTTTGTCGCGTCTTATCCATTTCTCCAGGTGGCGTTTGCCGTACTTCTGGCCCCTGCCCGGTATACTGGCGCATTGAAATGGGCTGATTTTGGCGTGGAATAGGTCGGCCATAGCACCGACGGCCACATAGTCCATACATTGCTGCATGGCTGTGGCCTGGCACAGATCGCGCAGTTTTCCGCTTAGACCGTCACGGCGCTGGAATGTACGCAGCGGGCGCAGAGCCAGACGCCGCGCTCTGATCCGGCGCGCGATCTCCGCAGCCACCCCTGCTGTTGCTGGTAGCAGCCTGTTATAGTCCTGAGCCTCTGCGTCGGCCAGTACCTGTTCCTTTGTCATGCCGCCGTAACGGATCAGCAAATTTATAAAGCCGTTTTCTTTCCACCTTCCACTGAAACATTCAAATACAAAGTTTTCTATCTGCTTGGGGTCGGATATATCAATCTTTTTGCAATATGTTTTCGTACTTCGGCCCCCTTGTCTGCTTTTGGTTGAGCGCAAGAACTTTCGGTTTCGGCTTTTGCCTATTCTACTAGCCCCCGGCGCGGTCTTTCCGCGTCGCAGGGCCGCCCGTGTTTTTCCTCACAGTTGGCCCCGTGCCGGTTCCACTCAATTTTTGCGGATTTTTCCGCATGGTTCACGCCGCCATAGCAGCGGCGCAGGCCCGGCTGTTCGCCGGGCGCGGTGTACAACGCAATAAAAAGCGATAATTTTAACCAAATGCGCCACACAGGCCGTTCCAATTCGCGTTGCCCGTCCAATTGTTCGCGTTACCGCCCGACAGGCCACAGTTGCCCCTGTCATTGAGCGTATTCCAGGCCCACCACGCATTGACGCGGGAGCCAGCGGTAGGCACATAGACGGCAGCCCGGTGACACGCTGCACACCCCTAAAAGGGGACGCTGTCCCCTCTATGCCGGGTCAGGCCCCGGCATATTCACCCCTATTTGCCCCGGAGCCACAAGCGCCACACAGGCCGTGCCAATACGCGCCGCCCGCCCAAAGGTCCGCGTCACCGCCCGCCAGGCCACAGTAGCCCCAGTCATAGAGCGGATTCCAGGCCCACCACGCATTGACGCGGGAGCCAGCGGTAGGCACATAGACGGCAGCCCGGTAGCCGTTTGTAGAGCTTGCACCAGAGCCAGCACTCACAGGGTACATATTGCCGTCCGCGTCGATTTCCACGTCTTTCTCGTATATCCACTGGCCCGTCTGGGTCGTGGGCATTGTTAGCACAATAGGAGAGCGCACAGCGTTGGCAGTAATGGACGTAGCGATCTGGGCAGCCTGGCGGAAAAATACCAGCCTGTGGGTGTAGGCGGTATCGTCCAGCACTTGCTCGGTCAGCTGGTCGGCGCTGATTGCATACGCGCCCGGCTGGCACTCCAGCAGCTGGAGAACGTAGGGTTCCTTGCCGGATGTGCAGCTGGTGGGGCTGCCGTCCGCGCCCTGGACGTTGTCGCAGCTGCCGCTGTGCCAGGGCATGGTCGAAACTATGGTCTTGTCCTTTTCGGTGTCGAACGGTGTCGCCGTGTCCAGGTTCAGCGCCTTGTAGGCCGTGCCGTCCATGGTCACGTCCTCAATGCTCAAAATACGCACCTTGTCGGCTTTCGCGCGCATGGAGGCAACGCCGCGATCCGTAGAGGTTCCCGTCCCCACGTCACCGACGGACACGGTGCTGCCCACCAGGTAGGAGCCTGCCTGGGCGGCGGTCATAATAACGCGGGTCACGCCAGTTTCAGACACGGCGGCCTTGTACTGGTAGCTGTAGCCGCTGCACCCCTCCAGCGTGCCGGAGTTGCCCTTTTTGCCGTACTTGGCCCAGAACATACGCATACGGAACGCCAGATCGCAGCCGCAAATGCCGCAGTAGTCCGCGCCGCGCTTCTTCCACTCTGCGCGCTGGCCGTCCATGCTGATAAAGTTTACGGCTGCCAGGCCAGACGCGCTGGTGAGCTTTCCGTCTGCGCCACGGCCCGCCATGTATTTAGCGTGGATCACGAACGGGCGGAGGCTACCGTCTACCGCCACACCCTCCGGCAGCGGCTTGTAGGCGTTTGCGTCTGCCAGGAAATAGGCGGGTGCTGCGCGGTAATAGTGATAATAATAATTATCGTCGGCAGTATCACACACCCAGCCCGTTTTCTGGGCGACGCCTACCATACCAAACTTGCCGGACAGCAGCGCGTCACGATCCACGCCGTTGACGCCCGCCACGGCCTTGACGACGGGTTCCTTGTTCTCGATCTCGTAGGCCACTTCTACGGCCCAGAACGCGCCGCGCTGGAAATAAGGGTCTACAGCCTCGGTGGTATTCGTGCCCGGTTTCGTTGCGCCCAGTTCGGCGGATGCCTGGATCAGTTCGCCGTCTGGCGTTGCACTGGTTGCGAACTTATACAGCTTCGTGCCGTATGTGCTGTCGTCCCACACCAGCGCAAACCAGCGGCGCACGATTGTGTCAATGTCTACGCCCTGGGCAATCAGTGCGGCGGCGTACTGCTGGAAAATTTCGGAGGTATTCGTCCCGTCCAAACGCGCGGCCCACACGGCATCCACCGCGCCGTCCGGCGTCCAGCTCTCGGCAGTCTTTGCTGCCGCCTCCGCCTTGGCGCGCTCCTGGCCCGCCAGCGCGGCTTGCTGCTCTGCTGTGGCCTGGTTGTCGGCTGCTGTCTGCTGGGCCTGTTCTGCGCTCTCTTTGGCGGCCTGGGCGGCGGTCTGGTTGGCTGCTGCCTGTTTCTGTGCCGTCTCCGCTGCCGCCTTAGAGGCTGCGGCGTTGCTGGCGGCGGTTTCGGTCTGGCCTTTCAGCGCCTTACAGTCCGCCAGGGTTTGCTCCAGCTCTGCCTGGTCGGCCAGGGCGGCCTCCGCCTTTTTCGTGGCCTCTGTGGCCTTGTTTGTGGCGTCCTGGGCGTTCTTGATCGCCGCCTGGGTGTTTGTCTCCCGCTTGCCCTCTGCCGTCTGGCGGGCCGCTTCCGCCTTTGTGCGGGAGGTTTCCGCACTTGCGCGGGAGGTTTCCGCACTTGCGCGGGAGGTTTCCGCATTATTTCGCGCACTTTCCGCGTTTTCTCTGGCGGTTTCAGCGTTTACGCGGGCATTTTCAGCGTTTACGCGGTTCTGTTCAGCTTCAGCGCGGAGGCGTTCCGCCGTCGCGTATTCCTCCATGCTGGAGTTCAGCGTGGCCCACTTGGCGTCGAAAGCGGTCATTTCGTTGGAGGACAGGATCGCGTTTTCGTTGCGATTGCTGCGGCCTACTTTTACAGTAAAGGTGCAGGAGGTCAAAACCTGGCTGCTATCCTTTGCCCGGATTTCAACCTCGCAGACTACCTCACCGGGAACGGCCAGCACCTGGTTTGTCAGTTCCACCAAAATACGGTTGCCCTCGTCGATTTTCGCGGCGTTGTAGGCGAACTTCCCGTCCGGCTTCTGGAAATTTGCCAGCAGATCGGCGTCGGCGGGTGGTGCGTACTCTTTGCCGTCCTCGACAATCAGCACAGACACAAAGCGGGTCGCCTTGTCGCCCTGCTTCGCCTCCACAAGATAGTTTTTTCTCTCGGCTCCGGCGTCAATGTCGATCCGGGTAATAAGTACAGGCAGCTTTCCCATTTAGTTCTCCTGTTCCGTTGCGGCGTCCGGCTGATCCGCCGGGGCCTGGGTGTTTTCTTCTTCTGCCAGCTGCTGCTGGAGCTGCTGGCGTTCTTTCTTCACTTCCTCGGCCTCCCATTCGCGGACGGCTCGGAGTTCGTCCTCCAGCGTTGCCCGGACGATCACCGCCGGGCAGTTGCTGGACAGGATCAGCTCGTGGACATTCTGGCGCAGCGTTGCCGCTGCAAGGTTGATTCCGATTTTCATACAGTTGTCCTCCTTTAGGTTCCTTTATAGTCGAAAAATCCCGCCAGCACCCAGTATCCGTTTCCGTCAATTCCGCGCACGTTTACCCAGTTGCAGTAAAGAGCACTTTGTCCTTTGCACGGTAGGAGCTTTGATCTGTTCATGTATAAGACATGGTTATAATCTGTTGGTAGCACCAAGTCTCCGCTCATGTAAACAGTAGCGCCGAAACTCGCAGATCCGTCACCTTTGATTATAGTTTTATATTCCCCATTTTTGTTGAACAGATATAGGCCGCTGCCCGCGTCTTTTTGCGCCTGTAGTACGATTGCGTCCTGCCCACCGGGGCCGCAAATGTGCATATTTCCGTATCCACTGCCGGATATTGTCGTGTCAAAGAACAGGTTTACGTCGCCGTCGTACTTAATTTGTAGTTTCCCGTCCTTAATGCTTACATAGCCCCCGCTTTGTTCGTTTCCAGATTCAAACGATCCCTTTACTGTCACATTGCCGTTGCCGTCCAGCTTAAAGTTTGTGCTGTTTATTACAATCGTGTTGCTGTTAAAGGTTAAGCGACCCGTGTCTATCGTTACGGAGTTTGCATCCATTGCGAACTTAGATCGCACCGTCCCGCTTTGTACTGGTGTGGATATTTTCAGTGTCCAGTCTTTCCACTGCATCTGGCCGTCCGTTTCTGCCTTTGTCGGTGTGATCTCGCACGCCATTCCCATTCTTACGAGTTCTTCGTCCAGCATTTCGGTTATGTAGGTCTTTTCGTAGAATATCCAGTCCGTGCTCTCCTCGTCCGCCTTTATGGCAGCGTTGTGTGTGTAGTATAGCGTTTGGTTGTTTGCTCCAGACTTGTATCCGTAGGTTATGGCAAGCCGAACTGCGGACGATTTAAACGGTTTTACGATCTTGTAGTAGCCAGAAATTGTAACGCATTTTCCGCGTGCCAGGTTGCACAGCGCTGTGTCTGCCGCCTCTTTTACAGAAAATGTAACCGTTTCGCTTGCGGAAAAACTCACAGTCAGAACGCCGTCCGTCACCGTTGTGTGCTGGTCTCCCGCTGCTTTGTCCTCAAAATTCTGATATTGCAGGAGGTTTCGCCCGGACAGTTGCGCGGAAACTTCCAGCGAAATCTGCGTGGCCGTCTGGTTTATTGCGCTTTTTACTTCGTCGGTGGTGCTGTACTCTGTCAGCTTGCCGTCGGTGTAGTCCTGTGCCTCCTTTTTGGCTGCATCTGCCTTTTTCTTGGCGTCTGCTGCTGCTGCTTGTTTGGCTGCCGCCTCTGCTGCTGCGGCTTTCGCCTGGGCGTCTGCTGCTGCTGCCTTTTCCGCTGCGGCCTGGGCGGCGTCCGCTTTTGCCTGGGCGTCTGCTGCGGCGTTTGTTTCGGCGTCTGCTGCGGCCTGTTTGGCTTTGTCCGCCTCTGCGGCGGCTGCGGCGGCGTCTGTGGCCGCTTTATCCGCTGCGGCCTGGGCGCTGGCTGCGTCCGCGTTCGCCTTGTCTGCGGTCTGCTGGGCCTGTGTGGCGGCAGCTTGGAGACTTGCCACCGATTCTGTCACGGCTGTTTTTGTGGCGTAGGTTTTGGAAACTTCCGTGCTGATCTGCTCGGCAGACTGGGAAATAAGGCTCTTTGTTTCCTCGGTGGTGGAGTATTTCGTGAGCCGCGTGTCCGTGTACTGGTTCGCGGCGGCCTGTGCCGCATCCGCCTTTTTCTGGGCGTCTACTGCCGCCGCCTGTTTTGCCGCTGCTTCTGCTGCTGCGGCTTTCGCCTGGGCGTCTGCTGCTGCTGCCTTTTCCGCTGCGGCCTGGGCGGCGTCCGCTTTTGCCTGGGCGTCTGCTGCGGCGTTTGTTTCGGCGTCTGCTGCGGCCTGTTTGGCTTTGTCCGCCTCTGCGGCGGCTGCGGCGGCGTCTGTGGCCGCTTTATCCGCTGCGGCCTGGGCGCTGGCTGCGTCCGCGTTCGCCTTGTCTGCGGTCTCCTGGGCGGACTTGGCGGCGGCCCGGAGGGTGTCCAGCGACTTCTCGACGCTGGCTGTTGTTGCGTAGGTCTTGGAGACTTCGGCGGTGATCTGCTCGGCAGACTGGGAAATAAGGCTCTTTGTTTCCTCGGTGGTTGAGTATTCTGTCAGCTTGCCATCGGTGTACGCTTTGCCGTCTTTCAGCGCTTTGTTTATGGCTGCCTCACCGCTTGCCACAGTGAGGTATTTTTTAGATACTTCCAGCTCTATGCTTTCCGCCATAGCGCTGATCGCTACCTTTGTTTCTTCTTTGGTGAGGTAGTCGTCGCGCAGCACTTTCTTTGTGCGCTTTGTGGCGATTGCCACGGCGTCGGCGGTTGCCATTTCTGCCTCGGTCTTTTGCAGCTGAGCGAATGTCTGCTTGACGTTGGAGAGTTCCGCCTTATTTGCCAGCGGGTCGTCCGGGTATTCGTCCAGCTTCACTATGCGCTGCTTTTCGCGCTCGGCTGTTTTTTCAGATACCAGCAGCACGGCGTCGCCCAGGTCATAGGCCAGGGCGTTGTATTTATCGCTCTGGGCGGCCAGGTCTACCAGTTCCGCAGTATAAGCGCGGGCCGGGGTGCTGGCCTCGTCCAGCCTGGCCTGGGCGTCCTCCAGCAGCGCAGCCGTTACCGTGTAGCGCTCGTCTCGCCATATCGACGTTATAACCTTGTCGCTGTACTGGTGGTTTTCTATGTAGTTCTGGCCGTCTCGCCAGAGGTGCAGCCCGTCTTTTCCTATGGGAATAAGGCGGGTATAAAATCCATAGCTGGACGTTTTAACGCCCAGGCTGCGGAGGTTCAGCCGCTCGATAAAATATGCGCCGCGATCCCTGCCCCGCCGGGTATGGAATAAAAGCCGCTTGTTTACCGCGTCGATTTCCAGTTCTACACGGTAGGTGCTTACAATCTGCTTTACTACCTCCCACGCTGTCGTGTCGTCCTCTTTGCGGATCGTGCGCTTTTTGATTATGTCGGCGTCCGTCTCTACCGTCCAGCCCGTCCCCTCCAGGGCAAACTCCGCCGCAGCTTTGACTGTTTGCTCCACCGTTTCAAAATCTTGAAATGGTGTGCCCTCCAGTTCTTCGATGTTGAGGGCGCAAGAAATTTTGCGCCAGGCGCTTGCGGTGCTTTTCTCCACCGCCTTGACTACGTACTCCTGGCGATCCGTGCGGACGTAACACTCCGCCGCGATCTGGCCCAGCCATGGGCCGCTTGCCGGGTAGTAAAAGTCCAGTGTTTCGTCGCCGTATTCCAGCGTGCGCTGTATATGCGGCGATTTCGTCCCGGTGAGGTTTGCCAGCTTTTTATGGCTTTTGTCGTAAAGTTCCAGCAGCAATGCCGCCCGCCTCCTTTCTCATAACCACAGCGGGGTATATTCCACCTCTATGTCGCAGTCCGCGCTATCCCATGTGATCATCCGCTGCTTGCAGTCCATAGCGGGCAGCGCCCAGAGCGTCACGTCTGGGGCTTTATTCTGCCCGTCCTGGGTTATTAGTCCCGTTGTGCCGTCAATAACAACACTATGCCCGGATTTTAGATTTTTCACGACCAGATCATGGACGCCCCAGCCTGTCATAGTGAGCGCGGCCACGTCTGCCCGTGGCGTGATCGTGAGGACGCACGCTGCCGGGCGGGAGCCGACGCGGTGCAGCGTCGCCTGTGTCTGGTCTGTATATGCCAGTTTTACCGGGGTGTCCTGGAGCCAGCCCTCAAAGGTCGCCTTTACCCTGTAGGCTTTCGGCGTGATCGTTTTCTCCGGCTTAAACCCCACCAGATAGCCTTTGTATGTTCCTTTGTAGCCGTCCAGCTTTAACTCTACCGGGCCGGGCAGGCATAGGCCGTGCAGCGTAGACGCGGTGCGGGTTATTTCGTTGCGATTCTCGCCCCGGATCAACAGCTCTACCTCACAAGAGCCGCATTTCTGTGTTGCCGGGTCGTCAATCGGGGCCAGCATACCGTCCGGCCATTCATAGCCCGCGCCGTCTTGCGGCGGCGTGAATACTACTTTTAGCTGCGTCGTGCGGTATCTTGCCAGATTCTCGCCGTTAATTTTCATTTATCTGATCCTTTCCGCCTCGTCGGCCAGAGCGGAGGAAACGCGCGGTGTTACTTTTGCGGTGAGGTCGTCCCCGTCCAGCTTGTTCTCCACATAAACCACAACGCGCATAGCTTTAAGCGCTGCCGTTACCTTGTTGTCCAGCATCTGCTCCAGCTGCGTGTAGAACGGAGCCAGAGGAAGGATAGCTTCTTCTCCAGCCTCTCCGCCTACCATCAAGCGGGAGCCGTTAATTCCAAAAGCCGTGGGGTTCTTCATGATACCGCCCGTGGCGTACCAGTTAATGCCAAAAGACGGCACGCTCGGAGGATTCAGGGAAAAATGGCCGCTGATATACGGGTGCGGCATTGCCAGGTGTGGTAGGCTCCAGGAGAAATTGAAAAAACCTTTAATCTGATTTATTGCGCTGCTTACTGCATTGCGTGCGCTGTCCATTTTGTTTCGGATCGTGTTTGCAATGTCTCCAAAGCGCCCGCCTGTAAGACTGTTGATTGCGTCGTATGCGCTCTGGTAGTTCTGCCGGATCGCCGTCATATAGGCAGCTACCACGCTGCGCACGCCGCCGCCGTGGCTGTTATAGGCTTGCTGGATCGCGGCCAGGCGCTGCTGCGTGTTGCTCTGCATGTTTTGCAGGGCGTTTGCCATGGTCTGTTTCACGCTGTCCAGCTTTTGCTGGGTATCGTTGCGCACGCTTTGCAGCTTGGTTCCTACGGTCTGCTGTATGTTCTGCCATGTCTCCGTGGTTTTCTGCTTGGCTTCGTTCCATTTCGTGCTGATCGTCTGGCCGATTTCCTGCATTTTGGTGGTGCAGTTCTCTTTGAGGTCGGCCAGGTGCTGCTTTGCGTTCGTGATCGCTTTTCCCACTCCCTGGGCGAAATTTACAAATACTTCTTTCGCCTTGCTCATGGCCGCGTCCACGCCCGCGCGAAATTCCTCGCAGTTATTGTAGGCCAGCACCAGGCCCACGCCCAGCGCCGCCAGGGCGGCCACTACCAACAGAATGGGATTTGCAGCCATAACAGCGTTTAGTGCGCCCTGGGCCGCTGCCAGCCCGTTCTGGGCTACCGTGGCCGCGCCTGTGGCTACCGTGTGTGCCGTGGTGGCTGCCGTGGCTGCGATTTTCTTGGCTGTTTCCCCGGTCAGTGCGCCAGCTACCGCGCCTATGCCGTCGCGGATCAGCTTGTAGGCGTCAATGCCAGAGCGCACGCCCTTAACCATTGCCGTGAGGCCAGCAGTAGCAGGGGCCAGCGCGGCGACCAGTAGCCCGACGGTGACTATGTTCTGCTTTGTGTCGTCGTCGGCGTTCTGTAGCCACTGTGTCACGTCGCGCAGAATTTCGGTTACTTTCTCCAAAACCGGGGTGGCACTCTCCTGGATTGTGTCGCCCAGCTCTGCGCCCGCCAGTTTTAAGTTGTTCATGGCGATCTGCACGTTTTGGGCGTTGTCGGCCACGCCGTTGTAGGTGGTTTCCACCGTTCCCGCGCTGTTTTCGATCAAGTCCAAAAACTGGGAGTATTCAAAGCGCCCGCCCTGGATTGCGTCGGCCAGGTCTGGGCCAGCCTTAGTTCCGAAAACCTCGATGGCTTTCGTTGTGGCGCTGGCAATATCTGGACAGGCCGCGATCTCGTCCAGCGTTTTCTGAAATTCCACACGGGCGTCTTTGCCCTCTGCGCTCCAGGTGCTGATCGCCTTTTTCATTCCAGAGAACGCAATCTCGGTGTTCACGCCGCATTTTTCCCACTGGGAGAAAATAGCGATAGAGGACGCCGTATCAAAGCCCAGCGCACGCATTGGCGCGCCGTATTTCGTTATGTAGGAAGTGAGGGTGTCAACACTGATGCCGGACGCCTGGGCGGCCACGGCCAGCTGATCCAACAGTGTGCCGTAGTCGTCCGCCTCTATGCCCGCGTCGCCCATTGCGCGCGATACCAGCTGCACCGCCTGCACAGCGTCGGTTCCCGTGATTTCCGAAAATTTCAGAAACTTAGTTGTGCAAGCCTCGGCGGCCTCGTCCGTGTAGCCGAAGCGGGTGTTTACCTCGCCCAGCGTGGAGCCTATCGTGTCAAAGTCCGCAGCAAAAGAGGACGCCACGTTTTTATAGGTCTGTTCCAGGGCTTCGGCAGCCTCTCCCGTCGCGCCCGTGGCTTTTATCACGTTGTCCGCGCCGTTGTCTACCTCGTCCCATGCAGCCACCGCAGCAGTGCCAGCGGCCACGGCAGCGCCGGACACGACGTTGGCCGCTTTCTGGGCTTTCTCCAGCTTGTCCGTTACCTTGTCAAGCCCTTTTGCAAACTCGTCCAAGGCGGTGTCTTTCAGCTTTTTGTTGGTGTCCTCCAGCGCTTTCTCCAGCTCCAGGGTTGCTTTTTGGCTGTTGTTTTCGGCTATCGTAGCCTTTTGGAGCTTGCCCTCGGTACTGCCGATCTGGCTGTCCAGCTTTTTCTGTTGGCTTTCCAGGTCTTTCACCTGTTTTGCCAGCTCCTGGGTGCTGTCGCTGTTCTCGCCCGTGGCCTTTTTCTCTGCCTCATAGGCGGCCTTTGTGGTTTGCAGCTGGGCCGCCAGCTCCTGCTGGCGGCTTTTCTGGTTGCTCAACACTTTGGTTAAGCGCTCCACCTCTGTGTGGTGTAGGCTGGTGATTTCTTTCTGGGCCTTAATTTTCGCGGTTAGTTCCTGCTGCTTGGCTTTTAGCTGGTCGGTGGTGCTGCCAAACAGCTTTGCCTGGGTGCTTGCCAGGCTGAACTGGCTTGCAAGCTCTTTCGTGCTGTCGCGGGCCGCTTTGAGGGCCTGCTGGTACGTGGAGCTGTTGGCCGATACCTTGACGTTTGCCCCGGCGCTCATGCTTTGCTCACCTCGCTATTTTTCGGTGTGTTCGATCTCGTAGGCGACGTACTCCAGCAGACGGCCCAGCGGTTCGCGCTGCGCGTCTGTGTAGCTTTCACGCAGAACGCGGATCGCCAGGCGTGTGACCGCCTCGACGTTCTGCTTGCAGATCAGCCAGCGGTCTGCGGTTTCGTCCACATAGCCCACCTGGGCGTCCTGTTCCGCGTCGTAGTCGTCAAAAATTGATTTTTCGATAGGTTCCGGCGGCTCTGGCGACAAAGCCGCAAATTTTGGCAGGACGATCTGCTGCATAGTAAAATGCAGCGTTTTGGCTGCCAACAGGAGGTCGTCCACGCTTTCGCTGTATATAACCCGCCGGGAGGCGTTGAAAAATTCGGCCAGCAGCTGCAAATTTTCGCGTACTGCCTGGCCGGAGGTTTTCGCCGCCTCGATCCGGCGCATATAGTCACAATAAAGGCGGGCTTGCAGCACCGTCACGTTTTCCGCCGTGCTGCAAGCTCCCGCGCGTTGTAGCTCAACCTCCGGGGTCAAGCCTCTTTCGTAAAATTTACCGTGATAGTCTCCACGCTCTTGTTTACGCGCTCCATCACATAAAATTCCAGCGCCGCAAACTCGGTGAGAATTTGCGACGGTTCCAGCCCGTATACAGGGGCCAGCACGTCGTCCAGGGTAAACTGATCGCCGTACACATGACAGACGGCCTGGGCCATCTGTTCAAAGTGCTTGCGGCGGTAATTCGTCGCGCTGTCCAGCGCGTCCTGTACGTCGCAATAATCCAGGTACGCCTGGGTGTCGATGTGATCCGGCAGGAAGTACTGTTTCTGATTTACCACAATGCTGCGCTTTGCCATTTTTTACGCCCTCCTATGTTTTAACCGCCTACCGTCGCGGCATACTCCTGTACCTTGCCGAACCACGCCTTGATCGCGGCAGCGGCCCCGGTGTCCTCTGTTGCCAGGTTGGATTCGTCCACGCGCACCTCGTAGAGGTGTACGTCTTTGCCGTCCACCTTGTCCATTTTTTCGCGCTGGTAAAACTCGCCCTTTACGGTGTTGGTCTGGGCGGTCTTGCTGGCGGCCTCGGTTTCGTAGTTTTCCTCGTTGCCCTGGGCAAATCTGCCGCAGTACATCCAAACAAAATCAAACTTGCCGTTCAAGCGGCGCACGCGGTAGCCCAGGGCCACCTCCGGCGCTTCATCCTCTGCGGACTTGAGCAAAAAGCCGTTGAGGTACGCCTGGCCGAAAAAGGCGGCGCGATCCGCTGCGGCCAGGGTGTTGACTTCCAGCTCCACGTCCGTACCCTCATACGCCTGGAGCATACCCTCCACGCCGTCGTCGCTGTACAACTTTTCAGACGTGAATTTGTCGGAGATTTTGGCCTTGATCGCGCGGGCCATCTTTACGGGGGTGCCTGCGGTGTAGCCCTCGGTGTCGTTCTGGGTGACTTTCGCCACATATACGTCGCGGAGGCCACAATAGCGGTGGCGCACCGTGGTTTTGGGTTCGCTCATTCTTGGCTCCTTTCTTCATAAAAGAGAAAACGTAGCGGGCGGATATAGACGCCCGCCTCGATCCGGGTCTGCTGCTGGTCGGTTCCCTGGTAGGAGGCCCCGGCGTTGATTAGCAGCTGTTTGATTTCTTCCCGCAGGGCTTCTTGTTCCTCTGTGGAGAAAATCGTCACCTGTAGCCCGGCTGTCTCGATTTCCAGCGCGTCGTCGCTGTGAGCCTCCGGCGTTTCCGCCAGGGGCCAGAGGGTGACGTGGAGGCGTTTATAGCGCTCGTCGTACCAGCCCTCTTGTACTTTGACGCCGCGCTCTGTGATAGGCTCCAGGGCCTTGTAGGCGGCTGTGATAACGTCCATTATTCAAACCTCCCCAGGCGCTTGTCCAGTTCTGCCTGGTATTCTTCTTCCGCGATTTTTTGCAGCTGCGGCTCCAGGGCCTGGGCGGTAGGCTCCACAAAATCGCGGGGCGGCATTTTCAGCGTGCCCCAGTTTACAAATTTCATGTAAAAATATTCGCTGTTGTCGTCCAACGTCCAGCCCACCTTGGCCGCGTAGCTGTCGCCGGATTTTTTCGGGTTTTCTTGCGGCACGTTGTCGGCAGCCGGGCCGCCGGAGGGCTTAGACCATGCGCTGCCCGATTTTTTGTGATCGGCTGCGCGCGGTATTCGCCGGGCCATGTCCGGCTTTGCAATATCCGCGCCGCGCTTGACTATACGCTTGTCCACAGCGGCGCGGGCGTCGTCGCCCTCTGCCGCTTCCAGGGCTGCTACCAGCTCCTTGATGGCCGCGCCGTCCAGCTGTATCTGCATGGGCCGTCCTCCTGGGTGTCAACTGTTGACACTATGCCGTAAACGACGCAGTAAAGCGGATTTTGCCGCCGTCGTTTCGGGTAAAATCGGCGGTTTTCACCTCGTACTCGTCGCCGTCCAGCTCCACGCGGTAGGCGCGGTCATGCCGGAACAGGTGGCGGCGGATCGTGTCGGCCATTTCGCAGCGGCGCAGCTCCAGGGAGAGGTCGCCCTCCTGGAGCCTTTCCTGGGTCTGGTCGCGGGTCTGGGCGGTGTTGTCTCGCACATCTGCCCAGGGCGTCCAGATTAGGGTCTTTTTTTCGCTGCGGCGCGGGCCGTCGCCGTTGACGCACTCGAAAATACGCACGCGCCTATACACTGGCCGTCGCCTCCTTGTCCTCGTACATTTCCGACACCAAAAGGGAGGATGCGGCCCCACGCAGACGATCCTGTGCTGTGCCGTACTTCTCCCGGTTGTCGTAGAGGTTCTTAACCGTCATAATCGCCAGCAGCCGCTGGCGGGCGGTCATATTGTCGGCGTCAAAGCCGGGGATCAGTTCCTCCTGGCTCTGGACGGTGGCCTCAATCAGCAGCGGCAGCAGGGCGTCGTCGTCGTCGGTGTAGTCTATGCGGGCGTAGGCTTTCGCCAGTGTCAGCAATAGGCCCTTTGTTTCATCTCTCACCGATTGTGCCCTCCTTTGTCTTAGCCCGCCACAGTGACGGTGATCTGGCCCTTGATGATTGCGGCGGTGTCCACGGGCTGGACGTCGAAACGGTCACGCACCTTGACGGCCAGCTGGTCTTTGTCCCATGCGCTGCCCGCCTCCTTGGAGCTTTCAATCGTCATAAACTCACGATCAAACAGGGTGACGGCCTCGGACAAATCGCCGCAGATCAGCGGGTACTTGTTCGTGTTTTTGCTGGCGTCAACGGCAGTTTTCAGCACCTTGTTAGAGAGGACGTGGACGGCGTACTTACCAAACAGCAGCTGGCGGGTCTTGTTGGTGGGGTCGGGCTGCATGACGTAGTTGCCGTCCTTGTCTTTGAGCTTGTCCAGCCAGTTAAAGCCGTCCTGGTTCGTCCATACGCTGCTGGACACGGCGATAGCCGGATCAAGCATGACGTTGAAAATGTCTTTCAAGCCGTCCAGGTCAGCGACGGCCACCTCTTTGCCCGTGGCGATCTTGTCCACGCACGCCAAAATCTTAGCGTTGCGGGTTGCGCGGGTCTTTTTGGCGATCCACTTCATCAGATAGGCCAGGATGTTTTCGGCGGTGTCGGCCAGCAGCTCCAGAGAACACAGCATTTTGCCGCCCTTTTTGGTGATCGTGTAGGCGATTTTTGCAAACTGCGGCGTTTCAACCTCGGTAAACTCGCCGTTCTCGTCGATTTCCGGCCAGGCGGTGGTGTCGGCCTCTTTTTCGATGACGCGGGAGCCGCTCATGGTCTTGACGGGTTCGACGTTGACGTACTGCTCCAGGTTGTCGTCGCTGCGGCGCAGCTCCTTGATCCGGGTCTGGATGTCCTGGGGAACAGTGAGGCCGCCGTCCGGGTCGCTGTTCTCTTTCATGGCATCCTGGATGATCTGGCGGTCGGTGTCGTCCATCTTGCGGCGGCTCACGGCAGCGCCCAGGGCATTGACGACGGCCTGGCCGATCCGGGCAAAGGTCAGCGGCGGCTGCTTCTCGTCGTGCAGTTCCTGCTTCTTCTTTGCCTGGGCCTTGGCGGCGGCCTCGTCCTCGTCCTCCATAGACAGCAGGAGGTTAAAGGCGCGCTGGAGGGCGTCCAGCTCTGCCTTTTTGCTCTCGGCCTCGTCCAGCTTGCCGTCCGCGATCAGCTGCCGCACCTCGGCTTTGGTGGCGTTGATTTCGGCCAGTTTCTTGCGCATTTCTTCGTTCATGGTGTACTCCTTTACTTTGTTTTTTTAGGTTCCGTATAGGTAAAGATCGGCCAGCAGGGCCTGTGCGCGGCTCTGCTGCGCCTGGGCAGCTTTCGCCGCGTCGGCTGTGTTGTTTTCCGCCCGCTTGGCGGTGGCGCTTTCTGCGGCCTCCTGGGCCTGTCTGGTGGCGTCCGCCTTTTTCAGCAGCGCGGGCGGCGTGGCTTTATAGCGTGCGTAGGACGCAGAGGCCGCCGGGGCGGCGGCTGCCTTTTCGTCCACGATCACGTCAAAATACTGGCCGATGTTGGAGCCGTCCAGCCAGGTTTCCGCGCGCATAGCCTCGCGCAGTTGGTCGCGGGTCGTGCCCTCCGCCGCGTGGGTGGCGTAAATATCCGCGTAGTGGTCGCCCACCTTGTCCAGCCTGGCCGCAGCCTCTCGCAGCTCTGCGGCGTTGCCAGCTGTCCAGGCCCAAGGGTCGTGGATCATAACCTCCGCGCCCGCTGCCAGGTGGATTTCGTCGCACGCCATAAGCGGCATAGTGGCCGCGCTGGCGGCGATTGCGTCAACGTAGGCCACCTTGCGGCCCTGCCAGCGGGACAAAATATTGTGCATTGCCACGCCCGCGTAGGCGTCGCCGCCGGGGCTGTTGAAATACAGGTTGATCTGTTGGCCCTGGGTGAGCGACGCCAGAAAGTCCGCGATCTGCTGCGGCGCGCGATCCTCCGGCCAGCTCTCGGTGGCTACAATGTCGCCGTAAAAGGTCATTGTGGCCGGCCCGTCTGCCTGGTTTTCCATGTCCAGGTAGCCGTAATTTTTCAGCTTTCCGTCCCTGTCGCGGGCGGTAAAGTCAAATCGGGGCATTTTCTGTGCCTCCTTTCTCGGTTTTGTCGACGCCGTACTGCGCGCCCATCTGTTCCAGAGCGATCATGCCGCCGTTCGCCAGCAGCTTGTCGCCTCCAGGCGCGGCGCGCTTATCCACATAGCGCCGGGCCTCATTGGGGGAGTAGATCGACCCCTCGACGGCGGTTTTCAAGATTTCCATTTGCGTCTTGCTGTCGGTGCGCAGCAGGGCTTTTTCGTTGAACTTTACGCGGCGGCGATCCGCCGGGCCGTCCAGCAGTTTATAGGCCATTTCTTCCTCGTACTGCTTGATCGTGTACTGCATGGTTTCGACCTGGAAAGCGATTGTCTGCTGTTCACTGTTGGCATAGCTGCCGCGCTCGTAGTCGTTCAGCTGGTTTGGCTTAATGCCAAAGGCGGCGGCCAGTTGCAGCGCGCCGTACTTTTTCAGCTCCAGATACTGGGCGTCGGTCAGCTTTATGTCCATAGGCGTGAGCTTAAAGCCCAGCGGGACAGGCAGGATGCGGCCAGCGTTTGCCGGGCCGTTTCCCATTTTCTCGAAAGATTCCCGCAGCTTTTTCTGTCCTTTTTCGGACAGATCGCCCGTATACTCCAGAACGGCGCGGGCGGTCAGCCCGTTCTCGTACAAATCGTTGAGAAAATCCTGGGATGCTTGCTGTCCCTGGACGGTAGAGGCCAGGATCGCCTGGACGCTTTCGCCCGCCAGGCCGTTAAAGGTGTGGGAGGTCTTAAAGTGCAGCACGTCGTCGGAGCTGAAAACGTATTGCTGCCCGGTGTACTGGTCGGAGTAAACGTACCAGAGGCGGCCAGCTCCAGCAAATACGCCCGCGTCGTCGATTACGACGCGCACGCAGCTGGACGGCATGATCCAGAGGTCTTGCAGCTCAATCTGTCCGCCGTATTTCTGGCGCAGGAATTTACGCCGGATATACACATAAGCGTTGCCGTAGTGGTTGCGGTTGTTTTCTACCGCCGTCCAGAACGTGGTCGGCGTCATAAGTGGATTGGGCCGCACGTCCAGGAGGTAGGCCAGCCTGTCGTCGGCGGGGTTCACCTCCAGCGGGCCGCCGTCGTCGTAGGTGTAGACCTTGATCGGCATTTTTGCCATAGTTTCAGACAGCAGTTTGAGACAGGTAAAATACGTTACATTCTCTACGGCTTTCGGCTTGTCTCTGCCCAGGCCCAGCCATTGCAAAAACTTTGTGCTGCCCAGGTGTTCCCAGCCGTTGCTTGTTGCCCTGGGTGCGGGCTGCACGTCCTTGGCCGTGGCCGTGATCGTCTCCGACTGTTCCTCCGGCGCAGCAGCCACGGCGGGCAGCTGCGGAGGTTCTGGGCTAGGCGGTGCAGCCCTGGAAAAATACCCCGTCATGCTTTTAATAAGCCATTGAAAAAAGTTCATTTTGTCGTCCCCGTTTTTGCTATGTGCTCGTTGTACATTTCCAGCCACGCCTCCAGTGCCTCGTCGCCCGTTATGGTGTCGTTGCCGCACATTGCCACTTTCCAGGCGTCGATTATGGCGTCCACCGGGTCTATGCGCTCGGTCTGCATTTCCTTGTCGATCTTTGTCTCGCCGTAGTTGTTCGCTATGGTCTTGGCGTTTGCAATGCTCCATGTCAGCAGTTCCTCGTCGCGGTTATACTCCACATTCCCGGCGTAGATTTCCAGACGAAAATCTTCCGTTGCATCGGACAAACTGCGGGCGCTCTGGATAATATCCAGGCACGGCCAGCCCTGGGCCTCCAGATCGGACAGAAACGCGCTGGCGTTGTGCGGGTCGTAGCACACCATGCTGATTTTTAGGCCGTAGAGGTCTACCAGTACGGATAGGTAGGTTAAAATATATTTATAGTCGGTTTTTATGCCGCCCATTGTGTGAGTTACTGTTACCAGGCCGTCCTCCACCCATTTGTCGTAGGGCGCGTTGTCGCTCTGGACGTGCTGCTGGAGGCGCTGCGCCGGGATAAAGCTGTGGCTATGGATAAAATACTTGCGCACCCCGTCCACCAGATAGGGGATCAGAATAACGACGGTTGTTAAGTCGCCGCCGCTGGACAGGTCAAGCCCTACAAAACAGCGGCTGCCCTTAAAGTCGGCCAGGGTTCTGTCGCTGCGGCACGCGCGCCACTTCTCCATGTCCTGGATGTAGACGCGGTTAGACCATTGCACCCATCTGTTTAACTGCTTTACCAGAAAATCGCGCAAATCCTCGCCGCCCATCTGGCGGGCTGCGTCGGCTATCGGGATCAGATTCTCCAGCGCGTCCGGGTCGTAGGCTAGGGCGGGGTTTGCTTTCAGCCAGTTTTGCGGCGTCCAGAGGTCGTCCTTTTCGTCCATTTCTGCGATATAACAGAATTGTGTGTCAATGGACGCCCCACCGCGCAAAATGGCTTTGCAATGCTCATACAGGGCAAAACAGGGCGATTTTTGGTCGAAACCAGCCGTAGTAATAACCGAAATAAGGGCGGATTTTACTTTCTTTATACCGCCCTCCAGCAGTTTGTACATCTGATTTGTGCGGTGGGCGTGGTATTCGTCCACAATCCCCAGGTAGGGGCGGTGGCCATCCAGGCTCTTTGTGTCGCCGGAAATTGCCTTGATCTCGCCGTGCGTGAGCAAGCACTCAATCGTGTGGTTATGTTCGTGGACTTTGAAAAGCTCGGCCAGGTCGTCGTCGCTGCGGATAAACTTCACGACTTCCCCAAAAACGATATTGGCCTGGTCTTGTTTGGTGGCCGCGCAGTAGATTTGCGGGTACTGGTAGGCCGTGAAATTGCCATAATAAGCGGCCAGTATGCCGTTTAGAAAGCTCTTGCCGTTCTGGCGGCCCAGCTGCACATAGGAGGTTCTAAAGCGCCTGTGGCCTTTTCCTTTGATCCGCCAGCCGTTGAGGCTGCCCAGGATAAAGCACTGGAATGGGTAGAGGTGGACGCGCTGCTGTTCCTCGCCCTCTGCTATTGTGAGGGTTTCCGCAAACTCCAGTATGTCGTTTGCGGCTTCCACGTCGAAATAATAGCGGAACGGGGCCAGCTTGGCGCGCTCCAGATCGTCCAGGTGACGCTGGCAAGCCATCCGCACAAGCTCCCCGGCCACGATCCGGCCCGCCAAAACGTCCAGGGCATACTGTGTCGTGCGGTCTTTTACGGCCTTTTTCATTCCTCCGGGGTCTTTTCCTTTCGGAATTTTTCAAACTTGTTTGTTTTGGCAGCCTCCTTGGCGGTGGGGGCCACGATCCGGCAGCGCTGGGCGACGGACAGGCCAAAGTCCGCAGCGCCTTGTCTGCACTGCTTCCAGGCTCTGTCCTGCTGGATCAACAGGTCGTTCCGTTCCTGGTTCACTATCAGCGCCTCGTCCCATATAAACCCGTCTATGATCTCGTCCGGGTTGTCTGCCGGGGTCGGCTTTCGTGGGATTCTCCGCTTGTAGGTGATTGGCTGCTTGTCCAATTCCTCGGTGATCTGCACATACTGCTGCTCGGCCACGACCAGGCGGCCCAGGGCCTCGCAATCCACGTTTGCGAAAATGCCCATTTTCAGCAGTTCTGCAGCCAGGGTGTTGAACCGCTTCTTCTGGTCTGGTTTCAGCCATGACGGCGGCGCGATATTGTCCGCCGCTGCGATCAGTTCCCGGTTTTCGCGGTCTTTGATTTCGGCCTTTGTTAAGTGCTTCTTGCCTTTCGCCACCACAAGGGCCGTCGGTTGTCGTTTTCCGGCCATGTGTGGGGCCTCCTTTTTGTGTTTTTGTTGCATGGACGCCCGCAAAAGCGCCCTTGGGGGAGTTTTTGGTGGGGAGTTTTCTCCAAAGTCTAGGGAGGGGCGACTAATCCGGCCCGCTCCAAAACTTTTTCATAGCCCCCCTTGCTCTCAAAGTAGCGCTTTCGCAGCTCCAGCAGCTTGCGCTGTGTCGCCCTCATGCTGGCGGGGCTGCGCTTGTATGCAGCCGTGATCGCTGTATGTGAGGCGTGGGCCAAAGGAAACAGGTTAAAGGGATCAAGACGGCGATCCCAGGCTGTGTCCAGTTCTTCAACGTGGTGGACTTCATCGGCGTCCAGCGGCTGGTCGCACTCGTAAAACCCCCATATATCTATCCCGTCG